AACGAGATTTGTCGTCCCGTTACCATTGCTGAGTATTATACTGACGAAAACGAGAAGAAGAGACAGATCTATCTACTAAAACCAGAATACTTTAGATCATTTGTAGATGCATACCGTAAGGGCAACACTTACAAGAAGTCTAATGGATTTGTTAGCAGCAGACTGAAGGCAACTACTCTTTGATCTTTTTCAGTCAATTTTTGGCGGAAAAATTTTTTCCAAATTTATGTAATTGTTAATCGAATTTTGAAATGATACGCTCACAATCTTCAGTGTTTTGCTTACAGAATTCTGTGACATAACTATTCACATCTGTGCTCATAGTGTAGTGAGCGTGAGTATGTACCAGTTCAATCATCGCCAAGAACCCAACACACAGGGCTACGAAGTGGCATATAGGACTTGTGGCACAGCATGTCAGGTTCTTTTTGATGTTCATCAGTCTTCTTCAGCAAGACGAGCGAAGTAAGACAGAGCATCGTCATCATCAACGACTGCCTCTTCCTTCACAGGAGAGGGAGCAGCAGAGACACGAGAGCGGAACGACGAGGGTTCAGGAGCAGCGACAGGCTCATACTCCTCATCATCAATGCTAGGAACAGCAGTGCGCTGGGTGATACCAAGCACCATGTTCAGGCGACGCTCAAGATCCTCGTAGGACTTAAACTGGTCCTTGTTAGTGAACGCTTCCAGAGAGTGCTCAGACTTCCAGACGCCTTCAAGTTCAGTATCATCAGCACTCAGGGCAGAGACACTATCGAACTCGGAACTATCATAGTTCCAGTAACCAGCAACCTTCTTGATCTTCAGTTTGAAGTTAGCACCTTCCCAAAGATCAAAGACATTCACGGGGTCTTCATCTTGAAACTCAGGTTGCATCGCAGCAAGGATCTTGTCATGGATCTTCTTGCCATACTTGTAGAGGAACACACGACCCTCGTTCTCAGGGTTCTTAGGATCCTTCACGACATAGATGTTGCTGTAATACTGGAGCTTACGCTTCTGCTTACGAGCAGTCTCTTTGTCTTCATCACTACCGCTGTTCCAGAGACGGCGGTTGACTTCACCAACGGGATCCTTCTCGTTGAGAGTGGTCAGGGAGTTTTCAATATACCACCCACCAGGACCTTGGAAGGCATGGGAGTAGACTTTCGCCCAAGGCACAGTTTCACCTTCAGGGGCGGGGAGGAAACGGATAACAGCATACCCGTTGCCAGAAGCGTCAACCTCTGGTTTCCAGAAACGCTCATCAACGTTCTTGCCGCTGGATGATTTCTCAAGTTCCTTCTGGAGGAACTGGAAGTTGTTCTGGGATTTACGCTTCAGATCTGCGAAAGACATAGGATTTTCTCGGATTAGTTTGGATTTGGTCTGTGATGCCCTCACCACTTAGACATAATAACAGGGCACAGGGTCGGGCGTCAACCCCCTGTGCCACTTTGCAGTTTGTCCTTCATGAACTGGACTTTCTGCAGCAGTTCGTCGAACATCTGCTCGACGGTGGTGCCTGGGGTAGCACCAAGCATAATAATACCCTGCTTCATGGTCTCTAGGACAGAGACTGCCTCAGGATCGTCACTCAACTTAATACGGAAGTAGAAAGTCTTCTGCTTTTCAATCAGCAGCTCAAGTTTCTCAAAGTATTCCATCTTCCTCTCATCATTAAGAAGAACAAAGTTCATGGCAGATCTAAAACAGAACTGCTGGAGATCCATCATCTCTTGGATGTCTCCACGGACTAATTCAGATTGAAAGAAGCTCATACTAACATCAACTTTGCGCGACTGGTTTTCTTCATGAAGTTGAGTTGCTGTGCCTCGTAACGGAGTTTCTCCTTTAGAGGTTTGCTGATCAACTTTGATACACTATCTATTTCAATTTCGTTTAACTCACAGTAGTGGATAACCGAATCAATATAATTCATGTCTGGATTGTGCAATGCAATCTTCTCCACTTCCTGCGAGAATCTCGCAGCGGTCATAAATTTATCCTCTAATAATTGTTTCTTGTCCATATCGTTCCTGGTATTCGTCGATGTAACTCATAAGTTTGACAAAGAATTCTTTCTTAGGTGGAAGCACCTTGACTTGAGTTTCGCCGTTTTCACATGCAACGATCGTCACGAGTTGCTTAACACTCAACCCGTAATTTTCTTGAAGCATACATGCGTATGCAGTTTCCTGAACGAAGTAGTCGTAAAGATATTTTTCACGCTTGGGTTCTGCTGCTGTCTTAAAGTCAATGATAGACAACACACCATCGAACTCAGCGATACAATCTACACGCCCTGCTATCTCTAAATGTTTAGAGTAGAGCGCCGCTTCCTGTAAGTAAATATTATTTATGCGGTCCAAAATATCCCTAGAATGCTGGAACATTAGGACAGGAAGCGGGAACTTACTATACTTTTTCAGATCAAGATTGTTATTAAAGTAATCTTCAACAATGGAGTGATACTTTGTTCCTCTACTAGTAGAACGATTGGAGATAGCGTTTGCTTTCTCCTCACCAATACGGGCTCGCCACCTAGCGATGCCCGCCATCTTTTCTTTGTTGTTGCTAATCACAGTGGTGACAGATGGAAACTTATCTCCTGTAGGTGTGAGGTAAACACGTTTGCCATCCACCATTTCAGCAGACATTTCAATAGGATCTAGTCCCACATGATTAAACAACTTCATAGACCCAGATTGATTTTGTTGATAAGATAGGACTTAACAAGACCAGAACGAACGATGTCCTCAATACCAAATTCAATTAGCGAGAACTCATCCATGTTCTGTAGGATGCGTTGGAAGTCTAGGATACCCGAACGCTCACTGATCTTTTGCAGGTCAGTCTGAGCAGCATCACCACAGAAGATGATCTTGCTGTCCTGTCCGACACGAGTGATGATACTATCAAGTTCGTGGAAGTTCAGGTTCTGACACTCGTCAATGATAACGATACAATTATCAAGAGTGGTGCCACGAATGAAACTGGTAGACCAGAACGAGATAGTTTCCTGTGCCTTGAGATTGTCATAGAGCATCTCAAAACTATTGTCATCAGGCATCTCAAACATGGACTGAACCATGTTCTTGTATGGTATCTGATAGAGAGAAGACTTATCCTCGTGGTCGCCAGGAAGGAAACCAATCTCCCTCGTAGCAACTAGAGATCGAACGATATAGACTTTTTCATAAGGACTATACTCATTGAGCACATCCTTGAGTGCCTTATAGAGAGCAACGAATGTCTTACCAGTTCCTGCTACACCATAGGCATAGATCATCTGACCTTTGTCCCACTCATCAAACATCACCTTCTGATTTTCAGTAAGAGGTTCGATGGGGATCATGTATGCCTCATCAATAGGCTTGC